ACATGAGCTAGTGGTCTGTGTTGAGTCGACGCCGGGATTCGAACCCAGGTAAAAAGCTTTTGCAGAGCTTCGCCTAACCGCTCGGCCACATCGACTTATGTGGGTGACAGCGGACGGCCCGGTAGGACCGCCACTTTGCAATCCGGATACTGTCACAGTAGGTTTATTAGTCATTGAGCAGTGCCAGCCCAAAGAAGGCAAATACAAAGGCCACTGCAAATGCGATCAGATCGCGGCCCAACATCAGCAACACTGCAAACAAGAAGTCACCGAATCCCATTGAGGAAAAGTTGGTGAAGATGTCCCAGATGCCATAGATCAGGAGGCCAAAACCGCCCAATGCTGCTGTGATGATACCTGTGATGACCAATAGTACTCCAATAATCTTTTTCATTGTTCTTTTGTTTGATTAGTAACGATTACAGAGTAAATATAATCAATGCAAATGAAACAAGAAAACTTTTAATGTTAACTAATTGTTAAATGTTGGGTGAAAGGTCGGGCTCGAACCGACGGCCTCCTGAACCACAATCAGGCGTTCTGACCAGCTGAACTACAATCACCGTGTGCGGAGAGTGCAGGATTCGAACCTGCGGGCCACTTTCGCGACCACTCCTTAGCAGGGAGCTCCATTACCACTCTGGCAACTCTCCTTAATGCGGAAGCGGTAGGACTCGAACCCACAACACCATTACAGTGCTACCTGTTTTCAAGACAGGCTCCTCATCCGGCCGGATCACTTCCAATGAGTAGCGATACCTGGACTTGAACCAGGGTCTCTGCCTTATGAGAGCAGCGTAAGAAACCAGCTCTACCATATCGCTATGAAAATTTCATTTTTCTACCTTTAGTCCATCCCAAATTAAGATAATGCTCAAGTTCAACTGCTTTAATTTTTTTACAGACTCGCATATCCAAATGATAAATCCAACATGTACCATATTGAGAATTTTTAATTCCCAGTTGACTAACTGAATTAGCCTTTCCTATTTTCTCTTTACTTTCAGGTTTATGTTTTTTGCCTTTCCAATTACCTATATGAGAACCATTCATTAGAGATTTCATCCACTTTGCTCTGAACTCTGGGTCATTCTTTAATCGATGTGTATTTATTTTACTGAAGTTCTGTAAAACCTTTCTACCTCCAGCTTTATGAAATTTTTTGGCATGGTCTTCATTACAAAATCCACCATATCCACCCGGCTTTAGATTCATACACGACTCATCAGCTATCATGTCTTCATTTACCAATTGAGCTTCTCTTTCCTTAAGTTCATTTCTTGTTGATAAGAACTCTAGGATTTCAACTTTATGCTTATCTTTACCATATTTGTTAATAGAGTGCCAAAGTCTCTTGCCTGAACCAATATAACCATCTTCAAGATTATCAGTACTATGCATACCAATATAATAATGCCCATTTATAATGCAAGTCGTCTTGTAAATGTAATGATATTTTCGCCTTCCTGCCCTTCTCATTGAGATATTTTATTTTATATATCAACGAGAAGTGGCAAAAAGGTTCACGGTTGCGGGCCGAGGAATCGAACCTCGACATCATAAAGATAGTAGCTTATGAGACTACCCAGGCATCACCACCAGCCTTCATGCCCGCCATTGTATGTCCTTTTTATCATGGCCGCTTCCAGAACGGAGCAACCGAGAGTTTTGAATGAAACGCTGAGACTACACGTCTTCCGCTAACGCCTTTGGTGCATTATCCAACCGGGGCTTAATCCAGCAGGTTCTCACCTTGTCCACATGTCCGACTTAAGTCCTGACATGTCCGTCAGCATCACCGCCTTTTTTAGAGAGTGGCTTGTCTCTCATCCTCGATGGGCCTACTCGACTCTCATCATTCCCCCGACCTTGCGAGCCGTTCTCCTTCGCTAAAAGGATAGGTGCAGACTTAAATTAAACTGGGTCCGCCTTGCGAGCTTCTCCAGTCCCGAGTTGCATTGCTGCCTCGGGATTAGGTGATTTGTGTCCCATCAGTGTCAGGGTCTTTGCGTTTTTCTTTCTTAAGTAACCGTGCCGGAGTTGAACCGGCGACCGTCTGATCCTAATTCAGATGCTCTACCAACTGAGCTAACAGTAAAGTTGTAACTCACTGAGACGTGCCCTGACAGCTGCTCGATCTCTTTTTGAGAGACCAAATACAACACGCCTCTATGCGTTCGAGATTACCAATCTCTTTGTGCGTTCTTTCGAGACTACTCCGAGCGGTTAAGCCCTTTTGCCTCTAAGAATGGTTGATCGCCCTTGCCTTGGTATCGGCTCTGACTCTCGACCTATGACTTGGCCTCTTCAGCATTCATCAGCTGGGTATGGAACAGTCTGGACACCGCTGTCCAGTTTGACCTCACCGATCGGCTCCGGTCTTATCCCTTCTCAAGGGACTGAGTCCGCTGACTTTTTGCCTATCCTCCAGTTAGCCCTGAAGGCCTGCCTGAGTGGCAGTTTGGCCGTCACTTGCTTAAGCGGACCTTTGCAGGCGGGCTATCGTGAGATTTCACCCTTTCTGATGCCTTGCGGCATCTTATCCTTTGTCAGACCATTGATCTTATCGGCAGCCGAACTGTTTCGCGTCGACCAATACTCTGACGGGAACTCAAGCATTCCCAAGTTTTTCAATTTCAAAGAACCAGTGTAAGTTGCTGTTGCAATTACTATTATATAATAACAACATTAGATGCTTCTGAAACCACTCTGTGAAAAAAGTTTTGTCGGCATTCTAGGAGTCGAACCTAGCACCTCACGCGTATCAGGCGTGCGCTCTAACCAACTGAGCTAAATGCCGTGGTCAAACTTTATGGTATTTGGTGAATCACCCCAAAGGCATCTGGCTCCATTGGTGATCTTACTTGCTCCTCCACCTGGACTCGAACCAGAAATAAGTGATTAACAGTCACACGTGATACCAATTTCACCATAGAGGATTATGTATGTATAAATTTATATGCTTGATCTATATGATCTTTAGGATTGTTATACATGTCAATCCATTTTATTCTCAATATCTTCCAACCATTTTCTTTGGCCAATTTATCTTTCTTTTTATCTCGTTCTATAATTTCTTTAAATCTTTGATGTTGACTTCCATCTATTTCAATTGCTTTCATTTTAGATGGCCATGCAAAGTCAAAAGAATAATTCAAAAATGGATGTTCATTAATATATTCTTTATCGTCAAAGTGGTTTTCTATTACTTTAGTGAAAAATTCTTCTGGATAAGATTTTTTGTTATTCCATCTACTCTTCCCAATATTCCAAGCCCTACCTTCAGAATGTGCTTTCTTCATACTTTCAGAAATCTTATCTTTAAATTCTTGTGAATATGTTTTGCCTACATTTTTATCACTTATCTTTTTTCTAGTGGCTTTTGATTTTGGATTTTCTTTACACATTACAATATGTCCACCTAACTTCAATCCGTTATTCTTACCTGTAAATTCATCTCCACAAAATTTACACCTCTTTACTTTTTCCTTTGCTTTATTTCTCCTAGATAGAGAATTTAAACTCTGTCTTTTCAGTTTATAAGATTCACCACGATTATGAGATGAGATATGTCCACCTAAAGCCTTAGCACTATTAAATTCTTTACCACATTCTTTACACTTAAATGATACCATGAATTATATATCACTAGCTCACTATGTAAAGCGGGTAACTGTGTGGGTTATGGGAATTGCACCAACGCCGATACGTCTATCGACTATGTTCTAAAGAGCTCGTGAACTTTACATACCTCCCGCTTTTCACACGGGGCTTCTCACTAACTAAACTAAACCCACATTTAGTGTGGTACCGGCTGGATTTGAACCAGCGACCAACAGATTTTCAGTCTGTCACTCTACCAGGCTGAGTTACGGTACCAATATAAAGCAATTAGGTCTGTCCTCGATTTTACAAGGGGCCAACCTTGTCCGGTGCATTGCTTGACCAGTAACTTTCCACTTCAACTCGTCAAAGTTGAGCAGTCATGGTCCGAGGCGGAAGCTCCCACTGTCGTACAGCCGATCCTAATTGCTTTGGAGGAAGAAGTGGGATTCGAACCCACGAATCGTATTACCGACCTCTGGTTTCAAGACTAGTGCAATAAGCCATTCTGCCATTCTTCCTAGTTGGGATCTCAATCATCTCTCATCCCGTAATGATTTAATCCAACTTCCCCGGCTTAACGGACCGAGTGCCATGTAGGAGGTGTGGACCAATCCTGTCTATTCAGGACCTCGTGACCCCAGTAGGACTCAAACCTACAACCCTTTGGTTATTCTTTCTTTGGGGCCCTTTGAAAACAGTTAGAATTATAAAAGTCTAACATGTGCCTTTTCATCCATTGATTAACTTTCGGTACTGAAATACCTATAATTTTTGACGCTTGATTAACCCAACCAAATTTAGAAAAATCAATATCTGATGATAAAAGCTCTTTGATTATTGGTTCAGCTAATTTATCATTTTTTAGTTTTATTGCTTTACTGTAATCTTTTCGGGTGCCATATTTATTTGACTTCTTGTATTCATTAAGAACTGCATTTATGTCATATTTTCTATAATTCTCCATAGACAATATGAATTTTTTAAGATTTAATATCATATAAGAAAAATCTGTAAATTCTTTTACGGATATTCTATAAACTCGCCATCCTAATGATGTAAGATATTCATCTCTTATTAAATCATGTTTAATTGCATGAGCACTTCTTAAATGTTGAATTCCATCTATTTCAATATCTATTTTACGGTCGATCAATGCAAAGTCCAAAAAATACTTACCTACAGAAAGTCCATATTTAATAGTGAACTGATTAAAAAACTCATCTTCGTTTAAAATAGTATTAAATGTTTTTTCAGGCCTGCTCATTCTTTTTTTATCAGAATTGATGTGAGACCATCCTGGATGATTACCATTTTTATGAGCCTTTTTTAGTGCTTTAGATATAGAATTTTTGTGTTCAATAGAAAGTATCTTATGTTTTCTTTTTATGAACAGCCCTTCTTTAACTGCACGATTAATAATTCCTTGAGAAACATTTAATTTAGACAGAGGCATGCCATTATCATGCTGCTTTTGTAGATTGGGCCAATTTATTGTATTTAAATCAATCTTCTTCATAATTTATATATCCGATTCAAACAATCAAAAATACACTTATGTAATAAGATGATCAATGAAGCCCCAGTGGGATTCGAACCCAACAATTCTCTCGGGCCGTAACCGAGTATTTTATCCAATTAAACTACAGGGCCATTTATGTGTCGGTCAGGTAGGACTCGAACCTACACGCCCAGAGGGATCGCATTTACAGTGCGACGAGCCAACCAATTGCTCAACTGACCGATGAAGTACTTCCTGATGGATTCGAACCACCGACCCTCTCCGTGTAAAAGAGATGCTCTGAACCAACTGAGCTAAGGAAGCGTGCCGGGCCGGGTTTTTAGGGTAATAGAACCTCGCCCACTAAACTATCTCATAGAAGCTAAAATTTACTTGCGTACCGGATACTTCTATGATCATTATATTTCGGAATAACTATGCCGCCACTTTACTTTGAAAGTAGAAAAAGTCATTGGGGGCTCATCCCAATACGCCCACCCGATTTGACGGGTCTGTGCAGTCTATTATATTTCAGGGAATATTACATCCCACCTGCCGTGGAGCTCCTAATGGGAATCGAACCCATCCATCCTGACCGCTTGACCCGATGCCTTACTGCAGTTATCATGACTAGTATAGATCTCTGGCAAGATCACCGGACGCCGTCAGCCCCAGGCCATGCAACGGTAGCGAGCCGTTACACTTGTAGAAGCTTTTGGTACTCCTGGTGAGATTCGAACTCACAAAACCCTACATCCTAAGTGTAGTGACTTTACCAATTTGCCCACAGGAGTATTAAGTGGAGAATATCGGAGTCGAACCGATGACCTCTGCATTGCAAATGCAGCGCTCTAGCCAACTGAGCTAATTCCCCATTATTGCGGTTCGTACGGGATTCGAACCCGTGACCTTCTGAGAGACAGTCAGACATCCTAAACCAGACTAGACCAACGAACCATTACTATGTGACCCCTCCGGGATTCGAACCCAGGACTCCCTCATTAAAAGTGAGGTGCTCTAGCCAACTGAGCTAAGAGGTCATTTGTTGACTCAAAGGGACTCGAACCCTAATCCTCCCTCAATTTCCCACTACCGACTATAACCAGCAGAGTACTTTATACGAGCGTGCACCAATACACCACAGCCATCCGAGAGTTTCGAACCTCTCAGCCTTCAGAGTGATCAGCTCTGAGGTTTGTCAAAATGTAGTCCGTACGGGGCTCGAACCCGTAAGCTCCCGCGTGAAAGGCGGGTGTCCTAACCAATTAGACGAACGGACCATTTGTGGTCGGGACAGGACTCGAACCTGTATGCTGCCAACCGACCTGGAGGATTCGAACCCCCGTAAAACAAAGCGGAACCAAAAACTGACAACCGTTCAGTTTTAGTTTTAAGCTCGCAGTCAGGGCGGGAATCGAACCCGCAACCCCGGGATTCCACACCCAGGTACACAATCATTAAGCTTCCAATGTGCGGCAGCGGTACAACCTACCTAATGTTCACCAATTTACACCACCTGACTATTTTATGCTCTTCCGTGTTCTAAGGCCATCACTCAAGAGCTGGTTATTGGCCCCACTATTTACCAAAGGAAGGTCGTCGGTCGACCTTAATAAGATGAGAGCTTCGTGTCTTCCACCCACATTCTCTTAATGTGGTCATTATGCTCATTAACTGATTCACGTGTGTATCCGCTCTTTTGTGTCTTTATTTGCTATGACCAGTGTTTAAGGTCATTTAGTTTAAGTTCACCTTTACAAAATTGATTCTTAATTTCAAGAGAATCGATCAATAAAATTTTGATTTGAGGATTTGATTCCATCACCAAATTCATTTTGGCTATATCTCTATCTTTCCACCAACCTTTAACTTCTATAAAAAGATCTTTGTTAGGCAAATAGAAGTCTGGTGTGTATCTACGATGACCATCATACTTAATGAAAAATCTGTCAAATGGCTCATTCATCTCGTTAAGGCGATTTGCAACTTCAAATTCCCAAGTTCCCTGTACTGTGATCTCTTTGTTGTCACTATTTAAAACTTTATAGTAGTTGCTATGAGCGTTGCCATTTAACATATTCATAGTTCTGATCTTAGATAGTTTATCCTTTAGATCTTCGCTAAGGGGTTTCCATTGTATACATTTACGAGAACAATACTTTTTTCTATTAATTCGGGTTTTAATAGTCTTGCCACATGTAGGGCATTTAATGATTCTAAGCTCATTAACTATAAGAGCATTTGAAACCTTTTCATTGATTTCTTTTCGCTTGGCCTTTGTGCTGAAACCCCTAGCACATTCAGTTGAACAAAAGCGGCCCGAGCCGTATGATCCATTGTGACTTTGTTTGCAATTCTCACAGTTCTTCATTGATATGTCTTTATTTTATATATCAATTTGAACCTAATTTTTTAGTTTGGTTTTAATGTGATCCCGCCGGGATTTGAACCCAGATCTGTCAGGTAGGAGCCGACTATTCTATCCGTTGAACTACGGGACCAATGGCTTCTAAGATGTCAAAGAACTGCGTCATTAACTAATGACAAGGTAAATATAACAATTTTTGTTGACACTGAAACAGTTTCAATGTTACTAAATCGTTAACTTGTGGTCAGCACAGGATTCGAACCTGTTCCAGCTTTGCCATAAAGAGCCGGCCGTACCGATACTCAACCTTGGGAGGTGCCTCCAACCAATGGACTGCTGACCTTATTTAAAGAACGTCGTTCCCGATCGAACAGTATAAATATAAGCATTTCTGGCTTACCTTGTACACCCCCTAGTGTTACCAAATTGTTAACTTGTGACCCAGGCAGGATTCAAACCTGCGACCGCCTGCTTAGAAGGCAGGTGCTCTATTCAGCTGAGCTACTGGGCCATTGTGGTCTAGTTGGCAGGATTCGAACCTGCGACCCCTCCGTCCCAAACGGAGTGCACTACCGGACTGTGCTACAACTAGATAATTTAAGTGCGAGAAACAGGGATCGAACCTGCGGCCTTCTGATTGGCAACCAGACGCTCTACCAACTGAGCTATTCTCGCAAAGGATAGGGAAGGCCGGATCAGCCCTCCCTGTATGCCTTGGCCATGATCTCGGCCATCAGCTTTTTAGGATCCAAGTCCAACAGGTGGCTCAGAGTGGGTGCAAAGGTCCTCTTCTTCAGCACCATGCCCGCCTCTTCTGGCGTCTTGCTGTCCTTGATGCCATTGCACCGCTTACAACAGGTGACCAGGTTCGACCAGGTATCGCCACCGCCTCTGGACTTGGGCATGATGTGGTCCAAGGTCAGGTCCTCCTTACTCAGGCAATAGCCGCACTCAAAGCCGTCCCGCCTGAAGATGTTGTTCTTGGTGGGTGCCAGCTTGCGGTATGGCAGGTTGACGAAGTTGAGCAGCCTGATCACTCTGGGCCTCAGTACCTTCTTGGTAAATGTGGCCACTAGGTCATCGTAGGTGTCCAGCACCTCCGCCTTGCCCTTATAGACGAGTTTGAAACCCTTTTTGAAGGTCGTCACATTGATGGGACTATAGTCCGCGTTTAGAACGATTATTTTCATGACCTGTTGTTTTATTTATCTGATCCGATAGCGGGAGTCGAACCCACGACCTCTTCCATACCAAGGAAACGCTCTGCCAACTGAGCTATACCGGAATAGTGAGCGGAAGACCGGGATCGAACCGGCGGCCTAAAGCTTGGAAGGCTTTCGCTCTGCCAACTGAGCTACTTCCGCATTGTGGGTGGGATCAGACGCGTTCTGCCCACCGAGACCAAAGGTTTGAAGAAGCTTGGCAACTTCAGGGACCCATGACACATTGATCCAGTGGAGGGATTCGAACCCCCGACATCCTCATTACAAGTGAGGCGTTCTGGCCAGCTGAACTACACCGGAATGTTGCACATTAGTAATTTAGGATTGATTTCAAGTTCTGTTATGTTTAATCCTAAATCTCTATATCTTTTATCATCAGAATATATGATAAGTAACTTAAAGTTATTTTTCAAAACAGCACTTTCCATTTTATGGATGATTGCTTTTGTTACCCATCCTTTATACTCAATATAAATATCATGTTCAGGTAAGTAAAAGTCAGGATAGTATTTTCGTGAGCCTCCAGTAAGAGTTACATATTCAAATCCTTCCCAATTTCTTTTCCAATTTAACTTCAATTTATCAAGAATCTTTGCGACTCTAATTTCATCCACGTTTAGTTTCATTGACTCATTGTGAATACTAACATATTCGTATACAGTTGATTTTCCACCGCCATCCCGCAGTCCACCCATTTTAGAAGTATCCTTTTTCTTTGCTCTTCCTGCTACAGACGCCGCACATGATTTTGAACAAGTTCCTTTATGTTTGTTTGTTGTTTCAAAATTATTTCCACAAACATAACAAATCTTTTGATGTGTTTTCTTAATTTTTGAAAGTTTCTTACTTACCTTTTCATTTATTAAGGAACGTTTTGCCTTTGTGCTGAAGCCTCTAGCACATTTAGCAGAACAAAAACGACCTGAGCCATACGACCCATTATGCTCCTTTTCACAATTTTCACAAGTTTTCATATGGTTTTATTTTATATATTCGAACTTATGCATCGTGTTTTGTAAGTTGCACACCAGACAGGAATCGAACCCGCTCACCCGATTTTGGAGATCGGTGCTCTACCAATTGAGCTACTGGTGTGTAAAGTTACCCCGCTAGGGATCGAACCTAGACTCTTCTGGACCAAAACCAGACGTGTTGCCAATTACACCACAGGGCAATATTGGGGAGCTCGTCGGGCATCGCATGCCCTGTAGGTGCTCCCCGAAAGACCTGCCCGAGCAGAGTGCGTCGGGTCTTAGACTTTCAAATTTGGCTTCCAAGATGTCAAAGAACGTAAAAAGAAAAGGCCTCCTAGAACTTAATCCAGGAGGCCTTGCCTTTTTAGGGTATGCTTTTGCTTAGCTCCTACCTGGATCTGATATAAGGACTTCCTGCCCCGCGTCAATCATATTTGACGGGTTAAAGAGTCTGCTATATGTCGTCCAATGTAAGCGCATTGCTTTTGCTTTTTGTGATTTATATATTTATAGTAGCAAGAAGTTTTTTTCCTGAAACCGTAAAGATCTATTTTTTATTCATCCCATGGGTAGGCGTCCCAGATCATGTTCATCATCTGTGTGTCCGAGATGGACTTGTTTTCCGGCCTGTCATTGTAACCCCACATGATCTCAGAGTTCTTGCCCAGTACGTCCGCAGTCTTTTTGTCAAAGCTTGGTATATCGTGGGGATCATCGTCGATGTGGTACTGGTACTTGGATTTGGCCAGCCACTTCAAATATGACTGGATGTCTTCCCAGCTGGACTTGTCGGTCAACACCGGAATCTTTTCCTCGTTCAAGAACTGATTGAATTCTTTGATATGTTTCATGTGGTCATGATTTTTAAACGCCAAATCTGCCCTTGGCATCCTTGATGAACTGCTTTTTGGCCCAATCGCCCAATAGCGGCCAAAGCTGCTTTATGTACTGCTTCAGGGCCGCATTTCTCTCACCCGGATCGCCCCTTCTGAATATAGGCGGTTCTGGATAAGCACCGGGTTCACTTAATAATAGGTCCTGGTCAATGGTGACATGAAACTCCCGCATCAACCAAGCCAACTCCGAGAGCTCATCAGTTGCCTGTGCCCAAGAGGTAGCATCATCAGGAAAGCCGACCATGAATTTCTCCATGCCGGCCGGAAGATCCGCCTTGCCCTCGCTCAGGAATTGTTCGAATAGCTTTACGTGTTTCATTGTGGCTTGTATTTCCATTTATATATCAAGCCGCTTCAGACACTAATCCAGACTACCAAATTCACCGGCTGACATCCTACGGACAAAGTCTCGGGTCTCTGGATTGTAAATGCTGATATAATAGGAGGCAGTTGGGCTGGTTCCGCCATAATAGCATCGCAGTCTAAAGTCGTCCACTCGGTCACCACCTGGGCAAGTGAGAGTACCTTTAATAATCTTTTTGACCTCTTCCTTCCAGCCCGGTCCTGGTTTTACTGATACCTGCTTAGGTTGGAAGTGTTGCAGATCTGCTTGTACCGACAGGTACTTAATAGTATCTGGCAGATTGTCGATCATCTGTTCCAACTCGACCAGCGTTTCTACGTCTCCGGTGTACTTAGTGGTTTCTTTCATGATTAGGCTTTTGCATAATTATTGATCAATGAAACTGGGAATTTATAGGTCTTGCCGTCAGAACATTCGGCCAAAACCGGATACTTGGTACTGCGAGGTTTGCACCCGACCACAGTATATATTTTACCAGCTCTATTAAATGTGTGTCCTAATGGTACATTAATACCTAAAGCTATCTTATAGCGATCAAAATCAATGGCCGCTTTAGTGGAGGCCATTCCACTTTCACTTAATGTGGCCACTTCCAGCTTAGTACTGTAATTAGCGGAACTGAATCTAGTGGCACCCAGACTGATCTGTAGTCCATATTTTTGGCCAATGGTGGCCAGGGCTCCCTCAATTTCAGCATTGATCTTGCGGATATTAGTCCTGTCAAACGAATTGATCTTTTTCATCTTTTTGTTTTTATGATTAGAATAATGTGGTTTCTCCTGTTGGGTAACTTTTGACCGTCTCACAGATGTCGGCGATCAGACTGTAGAGCAGTTGGTCTTGCTCTTCTACTTTCTACATGTCTGTGTGGGCCATGATGGCATCGGCATAGTTGAAGCCGTCATAGAGGCCGTAGAGCATGTTTTTGACGCCCATACGACTTACACCATCTATGGTATAGAGTCCGCTGATCGCGTTCTGGATGTTGTCCATTGTGTTCTCATCCATGCACTCGTGTCGATTAAATTTTTTGATCTCCATTGTTAGTCTCTTTTGTTTGATTACATAGTAAATATAATCAATATGAATGACACGGGAAACCTTTCAATGTTACCGAATTGTTAACAATAAAAGAAGGGTCCGAAGACCCTTCTAGTGGAGGCGGCGGGATTCGAACCCGCGTCCGTCCAAGTTCCAACAAGGAACGTCTCTTACAGCTTAGGTCAGCAGTTCTCTAACTGCTCCGAAAGTATGGGGCCTTTGGCCAGCACCCCCAAATGGCATGTTGCGTTAGTTGGGCCAACTGCCAATGCCGTTCCTGCTTCCTTTTGCGTCTCGGCCACCTACAAGCATGCTCGGTGGAATGACGTGCTACGGGCCTAACTCTTAGGCTGCCATTGCGTACTCAGCGTTGCCGCTTACTTGCTTGATGTGGGTCATCACCCTGCTGCGTTCCAGGCTTCACCCGACCGTCAAAACCGGTCGCCCCCAGTAGTCTATCTATCTTGTTGATACAATGGCCGCAATTGCCTTGGCCTTCTCCAGTCGACTCATCTCAGGATTCTCCTCGATCAGCTTCAGAGTTTGATAGGCCTTAAACTCGGTCTCATTGAACTCTTCACTACCGGTCTCATGTAGAAATGCCAATTTAGCCTCTGCTTTCTCGATTTTCTCAGCAATAGTGGTCATCTCTGCCTTGTGTGCATCAATAGTACGCTGGATCTTTTCAATGGTACCCATTGCAGACTGTACCAGTTCTACTTCACTCGGGGTCGCATAACTATATGAATGCGAGTACTTTGTGCCTATCTTAACTGCATGAAATCTGGGACCGTAACCTTCGTTGCTAATGTGCAACACTTCAAATTCTTCACCACAACCCAGGTAGAGACCATTTGGTCTTCTGATTGAGTTTGCCGGACTCTTGATCAATCGCAATGTATCCCCAACTGAAATCTTTAATGCTTCACTTCTTATCATATCCTTTGTGTTTGTTTATATGTTAATAATAACAACCTTGATCAGATCTGAAACCTACATATGCTCTAATCTTTCCGCCTGCATGCGGGCCAGCAGCTTCTTGGCAATGATCTTGGTCTCCAGGGTGAACTCGCCTTTGTCTATCATCCAATCGATATACTTGGCGTCCTGTTCATACACATGACGGAAGCTCTTACCCTTCCATTTACCAAAGTCGAATACTACTTCGGCTCGGCCGTTTACAGTGCCCAATTTGAATTTGCGAGAAAGGTCTACCATATCAGAGCGATCATTCAATACTTCACCATGGATCGCTGAAGCAGACCGGGGCATACCATAAGCATCCAATTGCTTGGCAAAGATCTCAGCGGTGGCCCTGACATCGGCCTCTGCTCCATGTGCTCCCTGTAGTTCTTTACCTGTCATTCTTTTATAGGTTGAACCTAGATCACGTGGTTCATATTGGGTTTGAATCAAGAATGGGTCTAGCATATTACGATCTCTCCATTTGAACACTTTGCCGGCTCTCATCATTTCCTCTACTAATAAAGGTAGATCAAAATAAAGCATGTTATAACCTCCTAGATCACAGCCCTCTGTAAACTCTAAGATGACAGGTGCCAATTCTCGGAAAGTAGGAGCATCCAACAGATCACGATCCTGAATACCATGAACTTCTAGGGCCTCTGGCCGACTAGGTACCCCTTCAGGATTGACCAGTGAATAAAATTTGTCTAGTTCCTGTCCTTCAAAATCGGTCTTGATCAAACAGATTTCTATGATACGGTCTTTACTAGTACTCAATCCAGTAGTTTCTATGTCAAACCAGACCACATTTTTTCTCTCTTGCGACATTGCATATATTTTAATAATGAATACTCCACCGGAAACCTTCCGATAGATCTTATATCGCCAAGTGTGGAAAAGGTTTAGTCCTGTGGTAATTTTATTTCAATCGATGCGATGTCTGCCGGTAGATTGGCCATAGTGGCATTGATCTGGTTGAGGGTGGCCTGTAGCTTGGAGAGGGTGGTACCAAGACCCGACTCGGACTGAGAGGTAGGCAATGTAACGGCCGCAGTAGGTGTTCCGGCAGCTGCTGGCTCCTTGGGCTTCATAGAATTGATGACCTCTAGTAGGGACTCGGCCACCTTCTGTAGGTTTTCGGCAGCATCGCTCTCTTTTAGTCCATTGATATTCTGCATCAGCTCAACCGTCGATTTCAGCTTTTCGGTCTCCATTGCATTGATACCATCCTTGATCTTATTGATCGATGCGGCCACTTTTTCCAGAGGCTCTGCTGCATCCCCTGCCTTACCCAATGCATTAAATAGGTCCTCGACCATCTCAACACCAGTCTTTTCTTTATCGGCATTGGCCACTGCCAATTGAGTTACCGCATCCATGATGCCGGTCAGGAAGTTCTTGATCTTCTCGCTGTCCGCTACTCCCTTGCTCTCGGAAAATGCCTTTAAGAACTCGGCCACTCCGGAGAGGATGCCGCCCATGCCCTGTACTGCATCAATACCGCTCTTGACATCATCTTCATCATACTCATCAGTACCAAAGAAGCCTGAATTCTTAGCACCTAAAGATCCAAAGACACCTGCCACTGATGTGATTATGGCCTTGATATTGTCAAATATGAATCCACCCGGCTTAAGATCCTCTGGTTTGATCTGTACCTTATTGCCATTAATGTCAGTATAGGTACCCTCGGCAAATGCCTTCACACCGGCAGCAACATTGACCAGGATCTCGCCCATGCCACCTACGGCCTCTATACCGCTCTTTACTGCCTCAGCGGAGTACTCACCAGAGGTCGGGATAGAAAATCCAGTAGCTCCTTCGATCAGCTTAGATGCAAATCTACCTAATGATGTAGTGCTTGAACCAATAGCTCCAAAAGCTTGTGGAACAGTAGACATTACCATTTTGATGTTTTCAACAGCCTTTGCCTGTTCTTCAGGACCTATCCTAATTTCTTTACCATCGGAGTCGACATAGCGCATGGTGGCAAATGCGGCTACTCCTTTGGCCACATTGACCAAGATGTCCCCCATACCCCGAGTGGCCGCAATTCCAGCCTTGACCTCATCTGGACTGTACTGGTCAGTTCCAGGTACATTGATACCCATACTGGCCAATAAAGAACCACCCGATCGACCAAGAGGTGAAGAGTCAGCACCTATGGCCCCAAATGCTTGTGATATAACAGTTAGGGTGGTTGAGATTTTGGTTGCCACTGATTCTAGATTACCACCACTTATCTTATCGATTACTTTAACAAAGTCAGATACACCATCAGCAATACTCGACAGAGCAAAACCGGCCATGATCAGGGCCGGGGCAGTGGAATACATTGCACCTACTTGAATCGGGTTGAGCATAAAAGATCTGGCTATGGACTCAATGGCAAATTCAAGATTAGATCCTTCCCTTTCACCCAGACCTAAAAATCCCCCTACTGTATAGCCGGGTTTACTTGCAAATATACTTCCCAGTCCTTTAGATTGTTCTCTTTCATACATTTTGGCAAACATCCCGACTCCAACAGAAGATAACATAAGAGCCACAGATGCCACGATCAGTGCACCAGATCCCAGCAATATAAAGCCGGCCGTGATAGGATTAATGGCCATACCGTATGCAATAGAGGTAATGGCCACCTCAAAGTTTGACATAGACCCACCTAACAGACCTTTTTGCCCACTATCTGCAAATAGGTCTTTAGTACTCTTCATACTCCAGACCAAACTGAACAGAACCAGACCTGCAGAAAGGGCAATAAGAGCCACTCCAGCTACGGCAAGGGCAACTGCACCAGGTATGATGAAAATAGCGGTTACTCCAGCCGCTGCAAAGGCCAGTGAAATACCTCCTAGGGCAGCTGCCATCATGCCGACCTCTTCCAGGCTGCCGATAGTACCAACTGCAGCATTAAAAGCCACCAATCCTATCGAAAGTGTTATCAGTGCAATGCCGGCAACGGCCAGTGCCGTAGCTCCGGCCAACATATTAGGTAATAAAGTCCCAGCAAGGCCAAAGATGACAGCTATACCGGTCAATACACCTGCCATGAGCATATATCCTTCAGTACCTATTGTAGACGTTACATAATTAAAGGCCAATAAGCCGATACTGAGTGCCACTAGTGCACCGCCGGCTATGGCAAGGGCAATTGATCCCTCTTTTATCTGCTTGCTAAAAACCCCAATGATGCCCAGTACACCACCTACCACCAAGAGTATCGTACCCATCTTGGGAATCGTTTCCCATGGAATAAAGGTAGCAATAAGGGCAAATACACCTACACCTACGGCAAATGCGGCCAGGCCGATTCCGCTATCTTTTAGGGCTTTGCTACCTTCTTCGATCTCTTTGGCCCCCAATTTACCCAATAGGTAGAGAGATCCTCCAACAAGAAGTAATGTGGCCACCATTATCGGTAGGACCATGGGCCTTGCTACGATGATCAGAGATGCAATAGCAAGTGCAGTAATACCTAATCCAAATCCTATCAGGCCGTTGCCTATATCTTTAATAGCCTCTGAGCCCTCCTTGATGCCTTTCATTTGGCCGACCTTTGATACGACCCAGCTTATACCCCAAACTGTTAGCATAAGTATAGGAAGCACCGGAATGAATGGTAAGATGAGGAGGGATGAAAAAGCTATCTTCTTAGTGAAGTTCCAAACGGCCTCACCCATATTATTGATTGCATCTCCACCCTTTTGGAGCTTTTCTACATCTACCTGGTCAAATGCAGAGGCAATACCAACAATAAAATTGGTAAACTTAGTCATCACCCGGTCTGGTACAAGACTAAGAACTAGCAGTCCTATTCCGAGCTCTTTTGCACCTACTCCCAATGCAGCAAGTGCTTTACCTCCTTCGGTCAGCTTTTCGACCTCACCCTTGGCCTTCATCAAGTTGGCCTTTACTGCGGTCAGCGGATCGGCGGTCTTATTGGCAATGTCTTCAAGGAGCGTGGTCTGCTTCTTGAGCTCTTCGAGGATCTCCTTGTCCAAGTTCTTAATGCCTCTGCCACCACGGCCGACAGCAACGGCCTTTACCATATCGTCCAACTTCTCGCTTTGCTTTTCCATATGGTCCCTCAACTTTATGAGCGGATCCATTAGATTAGCAAGATTAAATGAGGCCATGTACCGAGTTCTTTTTACAATTTAGGCATTCTTATTGATGGCATACTAGGCATTTTAGGAGTCTTAAGTGAACTCTGGGCCTTGCTCATCATGCTACCCATATTGTATTTATCCATCTCAGCATTAGTAGACTTCTCACTCTTCTCATTTCGCTCCTTAAGGATCTCATTGTACTCTTCAATAGTGTACTCAAGTTCGTAATAGGGAAGCCTGTCCAGCTCACTTGGCTGGACATGTAGCTTCTCCATGAGTAGTACCCGGACCTTAAAGAAGTTCCGAAGAGAGATCGTGAATAACGAATAGAGACTTGATCCCGCCGGGAAATGTTAATGGCACGGCGACCTCGGCACCGCATGTATTACAAGGATAATTGAACTCTGTCTTCACACCCACTTTCATCTTTTCAGCCAATCTATACACCAGGCTGTACTTAGAAGAGCTCCATCCTTGGAAGTCGGTTATAGATGCAAAGATCGATCGGTCTGTCCATCCTCGCCACTCTCGCTGCATGTATGGTAGGATCATCAGCATTGACTTGTCCCATGGTTGCTTTTCTTCTTCTTTGGTCCTTGCATATTCAGTGACGGCCCGCATCACTCCTATTGTAGGAGGTGCCATATTGATCACTCCATGGTTCTTTGTCTCAATCGCATAGGACCTGGTTTCTGGGTCATAGTACTTTGATAGTAACGAGTCTTCTTCTTGGAATTGCAGATTATTAGTCCTAAGTTCAACACTTTCTTGAGATTTACAAGATCCCGTACTACACTTACGATCTTTTACCGGCATCATCAATCGATGTTCACCTTCTTTAAAAGTAAGTTCTCTAATGCTAAGAATAACATAGATCCTATCTTCTTCAAGTAGGTCCTTATATGAACCTCTCTGTGATCCGTACATGATCTTAGTACATTGTGATATGATGCCATTCAGCTTTTCATCTATGTCGCGAACGTTGGTCTCTTCCATTGTAGAATAATCACGTATTTCACCAACACGAGCAGCTCTAATATGGATCTCAAAATCATCACGATAGAATCTACCAGCAGATGGTAATAAAGAAAGATCAAGCTTAATATAGCCAGTAAGTTCATTGAGTTTTCTTATTTCTGGATCGTCTGGATCTACTCTTCTGAACCTATTAGGGTCTACACTACCTAGATCGGTCGTCTTTTTTTCAGTAGCTTCTACAGTGATACCTTCAGCTGCTTCAAATTCCTTTTTGATGCTGTCTTCGTATTCGTTGCTCATGTCTTATTTGATTTTGAATTGTTTTTCTGTTTTTGTTTCTTCTACAATATGCTCGACGATCAGCTGTCTCACATACTTGGAAATGGTCATTGGATCTTTGCCCGCTTCCATGGCCTTCTCAATGATGATCTGGCTGAGCTGAGCTTCATGTTCCGGAGTTATCAGCACCTGTAGCTTTTTGGTCAATTTCTTTTTCTTAGGGATCAGTTCCTGAATGCTTTCATTGTAGCCATGTAATGGTACGTCTGCATTGTACTTTCGGATCCAATATTCTAACCTGTTCATTATCAGAGACAGGTCCGTATCTTCATCGAATTTTTCTAAGGTCTCCTTTTCGAATAGCTCACGGCCAAAATCTTTTAAGGCCCTGCTAATATACTTACCGGATCCCATAAAGGCCGGATTATCATTCACCGAGTAACCGACATAGACTTTGCCGTTCTCTTGGTGTGTCACTTTGAATATGATCATTGATTATAGATTATATATTATATATCAAGGACGAGACAAAAAAAATGTCCCGAAGAGGGACATTTTTAAAAGTAGTATCAGTATGGTCTTAACCTCCCACGTTCTCTTCGATCCAATTGTCACATCGATAGGTCATCGACAGCTCAGCTGGCTCGTTAGTTGCATAGTCGAGAGCATCAAGGAAGTCCGGTTGGCCCATAGGAAAAATGTCCTTCACTGTGATCTTACGGAAGATGTTTCCAGCTCTATTATACTGGACGATGATACCGCTACCAACATAGTCCTTTTTCAGGCCCATCTCGCCGGTCAACGGATCGTAGATCAGCTTGTACCAGTTCCTCATCGTGTTATAGATGAAGTTTTCGTTAGCGTCATTGAGGTTTAATGTGAACGTCATTGCCAGATCGATCGTGGTAGCACTTGGCATACCAGCAAAGCTTCGATCAGCAAACTTGTACTTCTGGCCGACAGTATCAACTGATGGGTTCAAATTGTTCAAGCCTCCAATGCTTTTTACGTGTTCTAGGATGATCGCTGTGTCATCTCCTAGTGGAGTAAAAAGTGTCACCTCGAACAGGCTTGGATATATTGGCTCGTACTTATTATTGCTTGTACGACTTTGTGTGTAGTGTGGTAGGGCCATTTCCTATCTTGTTTTTTTATTTATCGACTCTTACTGAAAGTTTCCTGTACTGATCGCTCCGGTCTTAAGAATTGTAGTCCTTTGTACAAGAACTTCCATGCCTCTAACTGGCTCAATGTAAGTGTCAAGGATTCCGATGTTCTGGTCGATCACTTCTGGAGTGTTGTTGCTCTCATCCATGATATTCCTGAAGTCGTAGACTCCGTCATCGTCCTGTACTGTTGCCAGGAAGTTGTCAGCAAGCGTCCTGATCTCAAGTCTAGTCTGAGCAGTATTGAACTCGAACAGGTAGTTCTTAAGGATAGCCTCAATTCCATCCTGGATGTAGATCACTACCTCTCTTACGTTGATAGAGCTCAGGGCAGACTTAG